CATTTAGCCGAGAAATGTGCGCTAACAACTGGCGACATGGAGCGATATTTAATTCGTTGCGAATACGAAGAGCAAGTGTTTAAGAATAAAAAAAGCAAAATGATTATTTATGCGGACTTAGCAGAGAAATACTGCAAAAGTATTCATTCGGTCATCTATATTGTAAAGAAAATCTAATTGTAAAAACTTTACAAAAAGCACATTTGTATTTCCGCTAACTTTGTTAACATGGAAATTTACAATTTGCTAATCAATAAGGACATTGGAACTGACAAGGGCGAACTCTCGGCCGATTACGTTAGGTCTGAAATTTCAAAGGCACAATCACAAGGGTCAAAAGAAATCAAATTGATAATTAACTCACGTGGCGGAAGCGTTTACGAGGGTTTTTCTATTTACAATGACTTGCAGGACGCAGGTTTAAAAATTACGGCATACATTCATGGTTTTTGTGGCTCAATTGCAACTCTAATTGCATCTGCGGCATCTTATGTGGAAATGAGTGAAACTGCTCAATATATGATTCACAATGCAAGTGGCGGAGCGCAGGGAACTGCAAACGAAATTAAGTCAACGGCAGAGGCATTGTCTCAAATCGACACAATCCTTGCTCAGAATTATTCAAAGAAAACAAACAAAACAATTGAGGACATCATGGCAATGATGGACAAAACAACTTACATGACACCACAACAAGCAAAAGAACTTGGCTTTGTGGATGCGGTAAGGATGCCAATTGCAGCATTCGGAAAATTTAACGATAAAATAAAAATGGATACAAATTTCAAAAACAAAATTGCCTCTGCTTTCAAGGCTATTGAAGAGGCATTGACTGGCACAGAGCCAACAAATTTCGTTGAGCCATTGGCAGACGGAATTACAATTTTATATGGAGACGGCGAGTTGGAAGTTGGGAAACCAGTTTACACAGACGAAACCATGACAACTTTTGCACCAGAGGGCGAGCATGCTTTAGCAACTGGCAAAATCATTTTAGTTGACGCAGCAGGCGTAATCGTTGAGATTCGTGAGGTTGAAGTTGCAGTAGAAGAGGCAGTAAATGAAACAGAAGTTTTAACCGCTCAAGTTGAGTCGTTAAATGCTGAAATCACTGCATTAAAAGCTGAGAAAGTAACTATTGAAACTGCAAGCGCAGCATTCAAAGCGAAAATGGACAAAGAATTTAAAGCGTTAAAGTCATTAGTTGAAACGGCTGAGACTAAAGTAGTAAACGCAGCAGCAGCAAAGTCAGAGGTTAAAAAATCGCCATTTGACATTGTAGCAGAAAACATTAAAAAACAATATTAATTAAACAAAAAATAAAACAACAAGAAAATGGCAGATGTATTAGACATTAACGTTAGTTGGGCAGGGCAACAAGCTAACGAGGTTTTAATTAAACCAACGTTTTTGACTCCAGAGTTACAAAACGAATTCAGAATAATTTTAGACATCAAATCTAAAAGACAATTAGCATTAGACACAATCCTTTCGGGCGTAGTTCGTCCCTCAGTTGGTTGCGGTCGTGATAATGCAGGCGATGTAGTTGACATCACTGAGAAATTTATTGAAGTATGTGATTTAAAAGTTAATTTAGACCAGTGTGCTAAGAACTTAAAAAACACTTTCATGGAAGAGTTTTTGAGAACTGGTAACGAGGCTCAAAACTTAGAGGGAACTATCGTAGAAAACTACATTATCGAGAAAGTAACAAACGCAGTGCGTTTAGACGTTTACGATATTGCATGGTTTGGCGATGAGAACTCAACAAATGACACATTAGCATCATGTACTGGAGTATGGGCTCGCTTAATTGCAGGCGCAAACGCTTACGATGTTGAAAAGGTAACAATTGCAACAACTTTAGGCGATTGCACTGCATTAGACACATTGCGTTCAATGTACGAAATTGCACCAGACATCTTAGACCAAATGCCAGAGGGCGACAAATATTTCGCTTTAACACGTGAACTTTATGACAACTATTTGACTTGTCGTGAAGATGCTTGTTGTGGCGATAAATCATGGGATATGGTTGAGCAAGCTGCGAGAGTATTACAATTCAGAGGCATTCCAGTTTACAAGAAATCCCGTTGGTCTCAAGTAATCAATGCTAATAACATGAATCACAAACACAGAGCAGTTTACACATACAGAGAGAACTTAGTTATTGGTACAGATGCAATTTCTGACACAAATACTTTAGATTTCTTTTATGATAAAAGAGACAAAATGAATTACATCGATGCTGAATTCAAAATGGGAACTCAGTACATCTATGGCGATTTATCTGTTATCGCATTATCATAATTATTTAACTTAAAAAAAAGGAGACAATATCATGCCATGTGGAATAGTTAGTGGATTAGCTTGTGCGACTTGCGAAGATTTGCAATCGGTAGGCGGAATAAAAGCCAAAAACATTTACGTGGGTTCACTATCGGATTTGACCGATAGTGGATTCACGACAGATAGCGAGAACGTTGTTACTGCAATCGGTTTACAACCATACAACTATCTTTACAAGTTCTGCGCAAAAACAAAAAGCGCAGGTGCGAGTCAAGAATTAGTAACTGGCGAAAACAATATCAAATCGTTTACGCAAACGATTACTGGTAAATTTCAGCAACAAACTCAAGACGCTAAAAATGTTTGGGATAATTTAAAATTAATTGACGATTTATTCGTTGTAGTTGAAAAGACAAATGGTACATTTGAATTGTACGGCATGTCGGCAGGTTTAGAAATCACTGCGCTTACAAAAGCGACTGGAGTTTTGATTGGCGATGACAATGCGTTCAATATTACTTTGTCTCAACCAATGGGCGGAGAGCAAGAGTTAGCACCAGATTTCTTTGTAACAAGCTATCAAGCAACAAAGGCTTATTTGGAGAGTAAAATTGCTTAATTAGTTTTAAACAAAAATGTTTAGAGAGGCGATTTGGGAAACCATGTCGCCTCTCTTGTTTTTGTGAAATTTTACTATATTTGCCTTATGACAATACCAGAAATAAAAATTCATGTAGCTTCGCATGGCGGACAAGCAATGGACAGAAAAGACATTGTTTGGCATTTAATATTTGACATGTATAAAAGGTCAACTGGAAATAGATTATCGACTGGATGTGGGTCGTGTTATAAAAGAGCATACAGATGGCTGCAAAATCAGTAATTTATCAAATATACTTTGATGACAAAACAAAGAAGTATATAAGTCCAAACGCAATTGGCTATGACAATTCTATTTATGAGGGCAAAGCGTTTCAGCCTGCATTTGAAAATCACATCATTCGGGAACTAATTGAGCAGGGAAAGCATAAAGAGGCCGAATACTTTGGCGTTTTCTCATGGCAATTTGAATCAAAAAACTCATATTGGCTTAAAAACTTAGAGACAGATGTCAAAGATGCTGACATTTATACATTTTATCGATTGCACACGCAACCAAATGTGTGGCGAGTTGCTGAGAATTGGCATTCTGGTATTATTGAAACGGCTCAATATATTTTTAATCAATTTAATGGCTTAAAAATAGACCGATTAAACACTCCGACCATTTACCAAAATGCCCACGTTACACGCTCTGAGATATACGAGGAGTTTGTTTGCACATGGTTAGTCCCTTTGATGGATATAATGGCTCAGAGCGAAGATAAATGGCTACAAAATAGATTATTTACAGACACAAAATATAAGTCTGGCAGATTTTCAGCCGAAAAAATAAAGGCAATCACTGGCGTTGAGTTTTATCCGATGCACACATTCATTTGTGAGCGGTTTTTTTCAACCTTTTGTGCAACTAAAAACTTTAAAATCAAACATTTATGCTAAAAGTGAAACTAACGAGCAACTATGCCACATCTGAAAGATTGGCGAGTGAGGTGATGAGACAATTTGCTCCAAAAAATGCGGTTAAAAATTTTGAATTTACGTCTGGCAATGACTATGACTTGCTTTTTATATTTAATGACACAATAGAAAAGATAAAAGACCCTGCAAAAACATTTGCGTTTGCGCAAGAACCGAGTTGGTCGGCAAATTATAAAGATTGGACTGGGCAAGTTGCTGAGTTTATTGCGCCAGTGAATAACCAATTGCCAATGATGTTTAATTGGAGTGGCTTAGATTATGAAGATGCAATAAACTTAAAGGCTGAAAAAACTAAAAAATGTAGTTTTATAGTGGCTAAACAAGAACCGAGAGAGGGAACGTTGTATGGATTTCGAAACGAATTGGTCGAAAAAATATTAGCATCGGATTTGGACGTGGATATTTACGGCAAAGGTTGGGACATTAAAGATGCCAGATACAAAGGCGAATTAAAAGAAAAAAAAGATGGTTTAATTGATTACCACACGTCTATTTGTATTGAAAATTCAATTGAGGACTATTATGTTACAGAAAAATTCTGGGATATTGTCATTTGTGATGCGTTTCCGATACCTTATTCGGCCATTGCTGAAAATACAATGCAACGTTTAGAGGCTATTATTTCGCTTGCAAGCATGGGCGATTCAGAAAAACTTGTCGAAGAGCAAAAAGAATACTATTTTAGCGAACTAAACATATTTAATTTTATTCAAAGCAAATGCCAATCTGCATAACTTTCGGGACAAAAGAATATCAGCAAACAATCGATAAATTGCATAAATCCATGAGCAGATTTATGTACACTAAAACGTTTAACGAGAAAAGTGTTGAAATGCTTTTTGATGCTTACCCAGAGCATCTATATTCGTCTCGGGGTTATGGTTGGTGGCTTTGGAAACCTTATTTAATAGACTACATTTTAAGCATCATTGACGAGAACGAATATGTCATGTATTTGGACTCAACAATTGAATGCCTAAAGAATCCAAATGACTTAATAAAAGACGGCGAAAATATAAAGCTATTTCATAATGGCCAAAGGCACATTGATTGGTGCAAGTCTGAGACATATTATGACATGGGCGTTGTTTGCATGCCAGACCAATTGCAAGCGAATGCAGCAATCCAAATTTATAGAAACACACCAGAGACCAGAGCGTTTGTGCAGGAATATTTTAATCTTTGCTCGAATCTTATGCTTGTCAATGACGAGTACAATCCAGATTATCAATTGAGCGGATTTAAGGCTCACAGACACGACCAAAGTATTTTGACAAACTTAGCGGTCAAACACAATATAAAATTAACGACATCGCCTTGTCAATGGGGCATGGGGGCAAATTCATACTTTAATCATCATCGGACAATATGAACATTTATAAAATCATTCTGGCATTAATCGTTTTGATGTCATACAACAAAATTTACAAAAAGGACTGGAGTTTCTTTAAAGAATACGGCGGGTCTCGAATTTATTATACTAAAACAAT